CATAATCCCCTTCTCTAGCAAATAGTTTGCTCCCAACTCCATTTGGTTTTTGAAGTCAGGAATATAGGTTGATCGCATCCACTTGAGGAACGACGATACAACAGAAGCTCGCGGCATTGAAGCCATAGACGTTGGGAACGCCTTAATGTGACTGCGCTGGAGGGCTTGGTCGAACAGAGACACATACATGTCAATCCGCTCGCCAACTACGTTAACCTCTTGGTCAGAAGCCCCTTGCCACGGAAACGCATTTGCTCCGTTCTTACGAAGATCGTCAGACTTGCCATCCCAAATGTTGCGACGGTCGTTGTAAGACCTCAAGCAAGACTCGAAATAGTATTCGAGATCAATCAGGCAAGTATCATACGCATCAGTTAACGCATTAACGTCTGGCTCTTTGTCAGCGTAAATAAGGGATTCGTCCTCTAGTTCTAGTGATTCAGTCATGATGCGTATTCGTAATAATCCTCGGGGTCAGCAGATACTAAGCATACTTTGATGCGTTTGCCAACAAGTTTGTTTGATAGGCGAGATGGGCATTTTACCGGAACTGCCAGTCCATCCATGCGGACAATGACCCAACTTGGGTTGTTGCAGACACGCATAACAATGAAGTCATCATCAATCTGCTGCTCGATAAGGCTATCAAGACTGCATGGAGATTCATCAATAATTATCGTTTTCTTTGCAGGTCGTCCCCGCTTAGCTGCTTTAGTTGCTTGTTTTTTCATACTAGTATCCTCCAGACCCGTGAGTTGTAACAAATGTTTGAGAATTGTCAACGTGATCTAGATTTGCGATAGCGGCATAACGGCAGACATCAATCGGATCTTTCCACGCTTCCTTAAGCCCGCCTTCGCCAGTGTATTCGCTGAGTGCTTGGATTATGTTCTCGCAGTCAGAACTGACATAGAATTTGGGTCGGTTGACGGAGTCTAGCGGCTTACTTGTATCCCAAGACATCTTGCCGATCAACGCTTGAAGCCCATCGTCAATATCCAATCCCGGAGCAGGGATGCAAACCATGCCGGATTCGCTCAGGTCTTCAATGATCGAGGACGAACCATCCTGCACCTGATACTTTGCAGCCCCAAGGCGAGGGTCGATAAGGCGTTCAAATATCTCCTCGTCGCCCTCCATCTCCTGAATAGCCTCGATATAGTCACGGATACCAAATCCTTGACCTTTAGATCCCGGCCCCGGCATCCACTTTCCACTTTTCCATTCCGCCCAGTCACCAACGTCAACTCCCGGCCATTCGCGGTAAACCCAAAAGGTTCCAGTCTCGTCAATTGCAATCCAACACATGAACCAGTTCTTCGCCCCAGCAGGGTCGATAACGTGATAGCGCGTGATGTTCTTGGTTGGTATGGAAGAGGGAGGAACCACGTTAACTACCTTGTTGAACTTCGGGAACTTTGTCGCGTGAGACTTCATCGGCACACCGTATGCGCGGATTAAAATCTCCTCCCTAGTTCTACCTGAAAGCGTCTCTTTAATGCGCTCGTATCCACCGAAAGCATTGTCCTGAGAGTGGAAATAATGCACTGAGGCATTCAGCTTCTTTGACTTCTGGACGTATGGAACCAGCTCACCGTTAAGCAGTTCCGCAGGACGAGACTCAATGGTGGTGGCTCCATCAAGATACTCCTTAATTACCTCAGTCCAGCCATCAATGGGCGTGAACGTCACCAGCATCTTCGCATTTCTTGTGGCAAGACGGAACCTGAGCGTGTTAATCAATTCCGGCCCTAATAGGTATTCATCCAGCCACACCCCAATGTTGTGCCAAACATGGTTCTTAGATCCAAGTTCCGCGCCCTCAAGGATAGTAGGGTTGTTCTGATACTGGGAATACGTCTTGAAGATGATCTGCGAGCCATTAGGGAGGATTAAAGACGAATCAGTGAAGCCAGTCTTCTTCTTGTAGGAGATGTAGGTGTTCGCGCTTGTTTGCTTGGTCTTGAGGTTCTCTGGCAACCAGTCCCACACGGCACTTTGCTGCTGGCGAATGCTGACCTCAGATGTCTGGGCGAAGCAGAAGATTTCAGACTTGGGGTTCTCGATAGCAGCACGGACAACAGAGAATGCACCCCATTGCGTCTTGCCGCTCCGATTTCCACCTAGCGCAAGTATCTCATTAACCTCAAACAGTTGCTCCTCAGCTTTGCTCCAGTGCGGGAGTCTAAACCCATAGTGATACGGATCTTTCTCTGCATTCTCAATGGCTTCATGGTAAATTGAATGAAGCCCGATCAATTCATCTGGCTCCATCTCCACCATCTCCTCGTCGGTGGGCGGGGTGAGGATTGCGTGTTTCCGCCAAATCATAGGATTTCAGCTTCGATTGCGTCTTCCTTGATCTTGCTGGCGATACGAGCTTTTGCGTCAAAGATCATCTTCGCAGCATCGTCCAGACTCGCGCCCTTGCGATGCTCCACGATTGAGGACGCCATTCCGGTCAGTTGCGCGGCTTTATCGGTCAGGATGCCCACCGTTACAGCGAGCTTGTCAGGGCTGATCTTGGCAAGCTCCTCTGGATTATCAAACAACTGTTGGGAACGCTCAAAGAGCAAATCCGTGTAGTCCTGAGCCGCGATAGCGTATCTCATCGAGAATTCCTTGCGCTTTGTCTCCAGCGTATCGGTGTGACGCCATTGCAGGCCCCTGATCGTCTCCCTGCCGAGTCCTGTCTTCTTCTGGATGTCGGTTATCCTCGCGCCTTGCGCGGCCAGCCACAGGGCCATTGCAGCCTTGTTTGGGGCATAGTGTTCGACACAGTTGCCCGGAGAGAGCTTCGCACGTTCTTTGACCTCAAGAAACCAAGCTGACTTGTCTTCTCGCTCGTCAACGTATTCCGCTTTCAGCTTCTCATTGGGGTCGTGTTCGCTCACTTGTTGTCTATTACCTTAAATTTAATGCACTTGCAATACTTGATGCGTTGCCCTTGTAAACTGGAGGTTGCTCATCTTTTTGCTCTGGCAATTTAAATCCGCGAACATCATCAATCGCGTCGGAATATCCCTCGATTGCTGACACAGCAAGATCATGCGACTCTTTCGGGGCATCTGCGTCAACAGCATAGTAGGTTCCGTCGCCAACTGCATAAACAGCAAATCCCATTTTTTCGAATTTGTTTACGCGATCTTTTTCCAACGTAAGAATGTAGTCGCTTGGTTTCATTTTTTGGGGTTGTAGATGAGTGGCACTGACTGCTGGTCCCTTACTGTATTGAGAAGGTTGTCCTCTGAAAGAATTAGGTTTCCTTTTGCGTTTGTTTTGCCAACTTGAGCCTTAACGCTTGGTCTGTCGTCAAGGACATCTTGGAAGCTGTCTGGCACTGCGTCAAGTGCGTTCTCCATTCTGGAGTTCAATTTCCTGCGTCCATCTAATGGGCTTAAAATTAATGTATCGTATGCTTCGTGAATAACAAAATTGCTGTTTTGTTTCAGTTTTGCTGCGGCAGCTTTTTCTGACGCTGTCATTGCGCCCATCTGTTTCGGGTCATTTCCCATATATAGCATGAAGAAGTCCTGATTATTTGAGAGGTCTATTGCCGTCACAACTGCGTTCTTGTCTCCAGCTTCCATGTCTGCGGTTGCCGCAGACAAAGCAGGGCCGTCAAAGTCATACAGTTTCAAGTTAGAAATTTGAGATACGGCAGATTTCCTTCCATCAAATGTTTTAGTCATCTCATAGATGAACTTTGATGGTATTTCCCCAATAAGCCTCTTGCCTTTTGCTGACGTAGCAAAGTCGGACAACTCTTTAATATTCGCATCAACAGTTGATTGCTTGCCAAGCCCGTTATTTAGTCTTGTTTGTGATGATTTTACTTTACGAAAAATTCCAGAAAGCTCGTTATCGTATGCGGATACTTTGATTTTTTGTGATTCCTTGATTGCTGCGCTTTTCGCGCTTTTCAAGTTGTCAATGTAGTCTGGTCCTTTTTTGGATTCTCTTGCTTTTTGGATTAGACCATTAATTCTTTCGACTTCTTTAAGGGCCGATTGATGCTTGATTTCTTTGATGGCGATATATGAATATGCCCTTGCAATCCCAGCCATATGACTAGGCATGGATGAGTTTTCAAGTTGAGTGTCAAAAAGCCTTACTGTTCTAGTATTCGACTGGTGTGCATCATTGCCCATCAAATACACCATTAGGACTCTAGCTCCATCCTTTGCCTTCTTTCTCATCTTCGTCCCAACGGTCGTAGAGTTATTCCCCCACCCAACTACATATTTTCGACCGTCCGGCCCCTCTATTACAATATCGTTGTTTTTGAGGAATGGATGCAACGGACCACCCATATCCCCGTCAACAGAAGACATGCGATCCGCAATTGTGTATTGTATCTGCTCGCCCATATATACATCAGTAAAGTCAACAATACTTGGAGCATTTAAAAGATTCGGGTCAAACTTGATCATTACGTCATCACCATTCTTGTTCTTCCCGAATATGACTCTTGCCTTTCTAGTAAAATCAAAAGCGTCTTTGTTTACTAGCGGTTTCTCTTCCCATTTAGTCCTCATCGCCAGAGATGGAAGAGAGTCGCCCGCCTTGAAAGGTCTTTTTAAATCTAGTTCTTTTCCATTCCATGCGCTATTTAGCAATGTCTCATCGTGATGTGACTTGTAGCCTTCTGGCATGAACCTAAAGTCAGACTTCTTTCCGTATACTGGGTTTTTAACAAACACGGTATTGTTGACGCTATACGACTCGTCGCCTCCGATAACTGGCCTGTCTGTTTTCTTGTCGTAGAAATAAGAGTGCTTATCTGGGTTCATCCCAACGGCAGTCCAGTCATTAATGTCCTTTGGCGTGGTCCTGTCTTTAGAGTATGAACCCTCAACCGTTGCAATAGGGTGCTTGTTAGCCCTTCCCTCTTTGATTGCCACTGCGCCCTGCCTACTTTCTGGCGATCCCTCTTTAACAAAGAACTTCACTCCGTTTTTCAGCCTGACATGGGTATCGTATCCAATCCTATTCCCAACATTGCCGGGAGTAGCAGGCTCATGGACAGTCTGAACATAAACCCCCTTACTTAAGTAAGCGGGAATGTCTATCCTTACGCCGATTTTCTCGCCTTCTTCCGAATCTCGATGTTTACCCCAGAACGGACGCTTGCTTGTCGATATCGCATCACGCGCAGATTCTTCTGATGGTGGCGTTGCGTATTCAGAATTCTCTCCAACATTTCCGTCAGGCATAAACCTCATCTGTCCGGTCTGCGACAGGGTTAGCATCTCTGGAGTGATCTTGACGCGCCAGATGGGGGAGTATTCAGGAGTCCCCATCTTGTTCTTTGTTGGCAGATCAGATTTCTCAACCTTGCCCTTCCACTGTTTGACATACTTCCCGATCTCCTTGGGCATCATGTTGTCGTAGAAGCCACGCATACCGGAGCCGCCGACTTTGAGGTCGTTGCCGCGCAATTCCCTGACTTCGGGGTCGTGCTTTGCGACATCCCCCTCACGATTGACGATGCGTTGCGCCACTTCTTTGCCCACCACGTCGGCAAGCTCAGACTGCTTCACGCTGCGTTCGATTTCTACGGTGCCGTTCTTTTCCGCCTGAATCGCCCATACTGGCTCCGTGGTGATGCTTGTTTCCGTGTCAGGCCATGCGTGGATCACATCCACCTGCTTACTCAAATCGAAACGATCATTCTGCGTGTCCCCTGCGTCCCAGCTAACTGAGTCAAATCCGCCTTCGACAGCATCGCGCAGTTGACGTTTGAATAGTTGTAAAGGCCAAGTGGTGCGGAAGGGGGCGTCTGTAACACCTTTCGTCGAAGCTCTCACATCCAGCAATTTCGACGACAATTCAGATGCAGTATTTACCGCGGATTCTAGCCACCTCCTGCGAGGACTGTCACCAGATGAGTTAGCTAGCTCATCTAGCAATCTTTGATACTCAGACCCATAAGGCATTTCGTCTCTCCTTGAAAGGCGGGAAATAAGTGCCTCCTCTTTTAGTATTCTTCCGGCAGGTTCTGGACTGATTCCTACGATATTAACAAGGTGATCCTCAAGAGCTTTTTCGGCGGATTCTACATCCTTTTGAGTTGACTCCCGATACCCCTTCTTCCTGCCTTCCTGATGCCTGTCAGACTGATACTCCGCTGAGTGCAGTGTTCTCGTCCCGTCACCCAGTGTCCGCTCGTCAAGGCGCATGTGCGCGACGTAGTTTGGGATGTCGGGGAAGTGGGAGGAGGTGTATGTTGGATTTGCATCCTTCCAATTCACCCCTTGGTTGCGAGCGTCGGCAGTCCGTTGCGCCGCCCCTGCGTTGGAGAACCCACGTTCAGTCACTTTACCTTCCGCGTTGAAAACCACCCACTGCCCACTGCGGGGTGCAGTGTCGGGGTTTGGATCTTTGCCTACCGTGTATCCCTTCGCTGCTGGAATCGGCATCGCCAGCACCACCTCGCGGTAGTTCTCGCCGCCGGGGAGGGTGTGTTGGGAGAATTTTGTGTTTGGAGTTTCGCTAACGTCCTCTCGGATTCTTCCTTCGCCAACATACCAGTCAGGCTTGTTGTCCAGATAGTTTTGAGCTTCCTCGCGTGTTGAGAAGTGACCGCGCTGATTGCCCTCTCCATCTATCGTAGTGAAGAATTTTTGCCCACCAGATGCCACAATTTCCTTAAACTTCACCTGTCCCTCGTCACGAAGGTAGCTCAGCAAATCATCCTTGGAAACCTTGCCATCCTTCTCAAGACTTGCTAGGGCTTGCTCTATGCCGCTCCATTTAATTTCTTCTTCTTTAATCTTGCTAGGGGAACTCCAATCTGATCGGCCTTTTTCAACTGATGCCGCAAGCGATTTAGCTTTTGATTGCTCGGTGTATGGAAATTTGCCAACAACAGTAGTTTTGTCTTTGCCATCAATCGTCTCAGTCTTGGTGACGATGTATTCTCCAAAAGAATTGATAATTTGTTGCGTAGTTGATCTGGTTGGAACCTTTTCGGTGATGATACGATCCAGTTGGGAGTAGAACTTGTCCTCGTCCACGCCTTCTGGCATGAATCTCGTCTGCGATGGTGCGGGAGCTTGCTCTGGCATCTGGCGTTGCTCTGGCATCTTAACTTGGCTTACTGCCTCGTAGCTGAATGGCATTGCTGGATAGTCCTGCGGAGACATTGGGACAGCTTTGCTCACGCGATCTGCGCGATATGTGCGGTAGACGTTGTCTTTGCTTCTCACCCCATCCGCTAACAACACCGGATTCAGGACTGCTTGCTCCTTTTGGTTGAGCAAGCCAAACATGGTGTTGATGAAATTCTTGCGCTCAGTAGCCTCTACAGCACCATACTTTGCTTTGAAATGCTCAATACTGTCGATCCCATCTTTGTGGAACTGCATCATAGCCTGAGTGTCACGCAGGATAAGGTCCACGTTCCCTCCGTATAGCTTCTTGCCACGTTTGCTCTGCGAGCGTTTCTGGATGTTTTCGTGGAGTTTGGTTACGGACATTAGGCCAAACAGCAGGTTGCCCGCCTTGGATACGGCAACGGAAACTGGGACAGTGTCACGAAGGGTCGCCCCTTGCGGCTTGTATACGGCTTTCCCAGCCCTGTTCCTCGTTGTGGCAGGGAAATTTATCATAACCATCCGATCACCGTTGCCATTGCGGATCAGTTTGTTGACCTCCCTAATTATACGTTTTTGCTCTGGATTGTATTTGTTCTTGGCAAACATTTCGGAGAGGACATCGTTTGACAACCACCCCGGTTGGAATTCGCCATTATCATCTACAGATGCCTCTCCTTTTTCTGGCGCGTAGTTCTCTGCCTTCTTCCGGCGAAGGACTTCCACTGCCGTGAGTCCAGCAAGAGCGCGGCTGAGTTCTGTCGCCTTATCAATAGCTACTGGCTTTCCGCCCTGCGTGATCGGCCTACCATCATCGTCAACATTCACAAGCGGGTGTAGCAGTTCAGCGTCAATGCCGCTAGCGGGGTCGAGCAGGATAGGTGCGCCTGAATCCGGCTTGTCACTCATCAATGGATCAAATTGCCCCGGAGCCAACCCAGAGCTTCTCCTGTTCATTTCTCTAAACATTTTCGCCGCGATGGGGTCGCTTTTCACACCCTCCGATCCAAGGAGTCCGTTACCAGTGACCCATGATCCATTTGCGTCAATAGCTCCTCCGCTCTTGAAATTGAGGTCTTTGAGAACAGGAACCCTTGGTAGGATTGTTTCAAGAATACCTCCCAGCTTCCTCTTGAAAGCCCCACCGCCTGAGACAGCACCAAGCTCGCCGCTTTCGGCCATTTCAGAATATTGGTCAGCGTGTTTTTCGATGAAGTATTCTACTGCAACCTTGTCTAGTGAATAGATAGCGTCACGCTCAGTGTCCGTCATCCCTTCCGCCCCAAGTCGCTTGTAATATGCGTTCTTGAACGCCTCAAAGTTTGGGTCTAGCTTCCCATCTCTTGAGCGAAACAATCCTCCAACAGTGTTCTCTTTAATGTCACCAAGGAACAGTGCTGAAATCCCGGATTCCATGTTGTTCTTGATAATCGTGTGATGAAGCGTCTCATGAGCAACTAACGCTTTGATCGGATTTGTCGATCTGACATTGATGACGGCAGTGTTGGTATTCGGGTCATATCTACTAGCCCCAGAATCTTTGAACGAATAATTCAGCGTTGGGTTAGCAATTGCGTATGTGGAGATCGACCTACGAGTGCTGGACGGTATCTCTTCAAATAAAGCCTTTTGCTTTGCATCCGTGATGTCTCGCCGGAAATTGAGTTCATCACCAATGCTGAGTTCTCGCATACGCCTATTGGTCCCCATGAACGCCCCTCCAGCAGCCGCAAACGAACCACCAATCACAAGTGATTCTGACGCAGCCCTGTATAACGTCTCTGGGCGCATGTCAGCACCGTCTGAAAGATATTCAAACATCAAGTCTGCTGGAGCGGCAGCAGTAGCCCCTCGCCCCACACGGCGCAGCACATCAGACGTGGCCCCACCAAGATCGAAGGTGTTGAAAGTGTGCGCGATCCCACGGTTGAGCGATCCCGGTGCTGTGTGGGCAGCTACACGCTTCCAGAACGGGATTTGTCCGCGCACAGCTTCCATTTCTTTTCCTACATATCGAAACAATTTCCCGTAGTTTGACAAGGCTTTCCCAGCCTTTAACACTGCTGCACCACCAGCAATCGCTCCGACAATCGGGCTTCCGGCCAGTCCCACAACGCCAGCCGCACCAACCGCTGCGGTATACATTTGGTCAAGCCCTCGTTCTTGCAAGAAGTTGGTGGCTGCATCATCAATTTTGGAAATCGTGTTTCCAACGCGCTCCAACGCTCCCCCAAGAGCCTTGGCTGGCAAAGCTCGCAGTTTCCTGCCCGCCTCCATTGTCTGCAATGTCTTTTGGGCATACGCCTCGGGGATTCTTGTAGCAAGACCATTCCTCTGGGCGATCAGACTGTCTAGCTCTGACGTTACCTTTGGAAGTGTGGATCTGATTTGGTCAGCACTCTGGGTAATCCGCGAAGCAACCGTTGATGCTTGATTGGACCGCATCACTAGACTCGGGTCGGCCCCCACTCTCGACGCTATGTCGGAACTCAATCTGTTCGCCACCGCAACAGTAGCGGACTCTTTAGCCAGCACGGCATTTGCTGCTTCAACGGCAGTCCTACCCTCGGCAATGGCTAGGTCTTTGGCTGCGATTTGGGCCATTCTCTTTTGCGCCGTAATACTCAACCTGTTTGCTAGCGGGGCCGTTCTAGCGGCTTTCACTGCGACAACACCCGGAAGCAGGTTTAATGGATCTGCCGCAATTTGCGCGAACGCCCCAGCTCGCTTGTATTGCTTGTCGAAAGCCTTTGCGCCCATGCTGCTTTTCGCCGCATCTGCTGTTTTGGTCATGTTGTCAAAACCAAGAACCGTCTCTGCGATTTCTCCGGCTTCCAAGTTTGCCATATCCTGCTGCGTCTGCCATTGACGTTGTCTGGCGGAATACATCGCCTGTTCCGCCTCGGCCTCCATACCCGCCGGAAGGATGTCATAAAGTTTTTCACCGATCCATGCAGCCCCCACGTCTGCCATTCCAGCCCACCCAGCAATGTTCTCAACTGCTCCTTCCATCACCCCAAGACCACTAGCCGTCATCTTGTCACGAAGCTCCTTTGGTCGCCTGTCTGTCTGGCCGAACAAGCTCGACCATGTTTGACTATTGTGCCAAAGGGATTGTGCCTCTTGGCCGATGCGCTCAGTGCCGCCAATTGCCGCATCCTTAAGCAACCCAACAGTTTCCGCCGCCATCTCGCCAAATGATGCGTTTGGGCGAATAACCTCGTCGTCCCACAGTATCTTGAATGCCTTAAGGTTTTCTGGCTTTCCAACATCCTCCGTCGGAGTCATATACGCCTGACCCTTTTCCGTGATTATCCCGTCGTCGTCAAACATTCCCGCGCCGACAAGGTTGTAAAACAACTCCCCCTTCTCGGTTGGTTTCATGTCGCTATCGACATATCCAAGTGCTTTGATTTTATCCGCACTTAATGGTTTCGAGAACACATCCAACGGGGAGGTAACTATTCCCCCAGACTCATCACGAAGAGAGTCGTTCTCAGGTTTGCTGGCGTCAATTACGGCTTGCTCATATGGGGTCACGCCAACCATGTCTCGGTCGCCAACCGTTTGATATTGGTTGATCAGATTGGACAACATCCTTGGCTGGTCTTGTGGAACAACCATGCTTTCCCGTTGAGGTGTGACAGTTAAGTCCTCGACCTCCGCGACGGGCTGCGGCATGTAAAAATACTGCTCTAGTGGAGACAGGTCACGGGCAACAGGCTCATCTAACGGCTTTCCATATGACTCAACTAGCGTCTCTGGTTGATAGCTCTTGAGCTTGATTAGCGTTCCGCCAACATCACTGGCTAGAACGTCCAGTGCTTTTTTAGTTTCTTTATTAAACGCGGACTTTTCGGCCTCGGGGACGTTAAACGACATTACCGTGTTGGTGATTGTGGGTATGGTTGCGAAAACTTATTGAAATATGTATTTGAACTAGTGACTGTTGGTTGCTGCGTTTTCGCTGGTTCGGGCTTAACCTTGTTCTCAATACTCATCTCTTTACCTGTTGACTTTTGATACTGATCAATTCTTGAGACGATGTCGGATCTGAAGTTTTTAAGGGCCTCTTTCGCCGTGTCGTCTCTGGTAAACACTCCTAGCGGTATCAGGTATTTCTCCGCAGAAGCGACTTCTCCTTCTCTTGCCACCGAAGTCGGGTCAACCAGTTTGGCATAAGAAATAGCCATTTGATACGGAAGCTGCTTCAAAATGGCAGATCCAGCGGGGTCTACCGTTTCAGATGTGCCGTATTTGTTAATCGCGTCACTCAGGGAATCGGCATATCGAAGCGCAGCCGCAGCATTCTGCTCAAAAGTGATGTTTGCCTCTGTCTTTTTGGGTGCAGCGTCCTCCTTCACTTCAAGTATTGGCATTGAGGATTCGGCCAATTTCATTGCCTTATCGGGATCGTATTTAGCCAACTCAGTAATCGTCTGAACCAATCCCGGATCAATTTTATTGCCGCTTTTTATCGACCTATCCATCAAGCTGTTTACTGCTGAAATTGACGCTGCAGTTGTCGCCTCCGCAGCCTTCTTTTTGCTCGGGTCTTCTGGTGGAACATAGTCAGCAGGATCTGGCTTTGGAGCTTTTTCATAATACTCGTCAACAGTTCCTATTGCGTTTTTTAACGAGTTGAAATCTCCCGATCTAAGTGAGTCAGCAACGCTTTGTGCGAGAACATCAGCTTCCGCACCAAGACCCCTGCTTCTCATTATTTTTATTTTATCAGATGCGATTCTAATTTTACCTCTCGTTTGAGGTCCAAAATTTTCAGGGATTAGAGTAAGAATATCCATTTGTTTGGTTTTTTATTGGCCTGTGCTTTTCCATTCTTCGTTGCCAGCACCACCTGCGCCAGCACTCGCTCCCATCCTAGCTTCGCGTTCTTGGGCCAAATCCATAGCTCCCTTTATTTTCATCATGTTTAGCGAATTAGTAATGAAGTCTCCAGTTTGAGATGCAATAAATGATCTTTCATCCAACGAAACATTCTCATCACGAATCTGATCCTTATACGGCTGAAGCACACTTGACATCTCAGGAAACAGCTTCAAGGCAGCGTCGATTTGAATGTCGCTCTGCTTGATTAGCTTTTTCTTTTCGCCTTGTTGCTTGAAATAGTCTGTGACTTGACCAATTCCTCCAGCAATACCTTGAGCGCGAGCATTGGCTAGTCCACGCGCCGCCTCAACCGATCCAGAGTAATCTGGCGATTGATATGGGATTGTCCTTACGTCTCCTCCGAATAGTGCCATGATTTTAGTTATTAGTATCCAAGTTGAAGCCCACCGCCAGTGTATTGCTGTGAGTTCACTGTTCCGGGTGATTTATACATATTGCCGTAATTGCTATTGGCATATGTTTGACCCAGTTGGCCAATACTGCTTCCAAGGCTGCTCCACATCTGGGCTTTTGCTTGTTGGTTTGCAGCGTTGATTTGATAATTGGCTTGATTTGCTTGGTTCTGCGCTCCAGCTTGTTGCTGTGCCAAATTAAGTGGCATATTGAAATCAAACCCACCAGCCGCTTCAGGACCAAGAGTCAATGCGGTGCGGAGATCTTGTTGACCAGCACCATACGACAATGGAGCCGTGCGGAGGGCTTGTAGTCCCGGATTGGTATAGAACTCTCCAGCTTGAGCATATGCACGTTGCCCTGCTTGAGCGGCTTCTGCGCGTTTGCGAGCCATAACGTCCTCGCGCCCCATCGCCTCGCTGACAATGCCCAGATTACCCCCGAGTCGTCCAGATGCTTGGAAAGTCTCACGCGCTTGCTGCTCGTATCCTCGGCGTTCTTCTGGGGTCACACCTTGTGCGGATGCTCTAGCTCGTTCTGCCTCTTGAGCAGACGCTTGAACTGCGGCGGCTTGTTCTGGCGAAAGGGCTTGCATCAAGCCTCGCGTCAGACCTGCCTGACCAGACATTTGGCCTAGTTCTTCAGCGCGAAGTTGTTCTAGAGTTTTTCCCGCCTGTTGTGATGTGCTTAGTTGTAGCCCTTGGAATCCGGGTTGTCCATCTACACCTCCAAGGAATTGCCCTGTTTGGCCAAACATCTGCCCCATAAGTTGAGGACCAAACTTGTTTTGAAGCTCGAGGAAGCCGGGAATGTTCTGACCATAGTAATTAAGAAGCCCGGTTGCCTGACGGCCAGCCAAGGTTTTCCCTTTTTCGTCTTTCTTAAAAATATCAACGGGATCGGGAGCTGATCCTCCCGCCTTGCTTGCCTTGCTCGCCCCATATGCGGAGACGCCCGCTCCTACTACCGCCGCTGTAATTGCTGCACTCATTTAGTTATCTGTATTGTTTGTTAGAATCATTTTTGACGGACTTACGTCTTTTTTCCAAGTGTTGAATCTAGGGTCTTCGGTATCCATTAGCGGATTCTCAACAGGAATAGTAATCCTTCTAATTATTTCGTCAGGATCTGTCAAGTTTTCTGGGTTGGCATGTATGGTTAAATACATTGCGTCAGTTACGGCATGAACTAATCTTCTTGTTCCTTTTTTAGTTATCCCCATGAACGGTCCAGTAATGCTGGATGCCTCCTCATTGGAAATTACCTCCGTTGTCCCTGAAATCAAAATAAATGGATGTTCAGTATTGTGATGAACAGTTGTAAACATTGATCCAGCAGGAGCATACGCTTGACGAATGTAAAGACCGTCTGTGAATATGTGGGTGAGTGGAATCTCCGCTACTGGAAGCGTAGACAACTCGTATTCGATCTTGTCAATTGGAGACGATGATTCCCAGTCTTTAATTGAAGGAACTTTCGAGTCAAATTTAGCAACTTCTGTTGATTGTTTGTAGGTCTTTATTGAATTTGGATTAACATGACTCCTATAATTCACAAGTAATTCGCAACCCTTCTTGATCTCTTTTGTCGTAACGCAAGTTACTCGATCATTATCAAATATGAATTTGCAGTTTGGATCGGGAGAATGATTGATAATGCGACCGCATGAGTATTTATAATTCCCCAGTGATGCCAACCATTCTCGACCAACTTCAATATCTTCTGTTGAGAACAATCCTTTTCCGTGGATCTCTGAATCAAGTATTTCAAGGCATTCTTTATGTTGTTTCGAGTCGAAACAAACATTGGACTCCATCATCTTGACAACATCTGAATCAGAAACGCCAAGCGATTTCAAGAAATCATTGTAATCGTCAATTTCGCTTAGGTGATCCATTATTTAATTTATTGCTTCTCCTAAGTGCTTGTTCATGCAAGCGTTCCAAAAATCACAAAGTCAATTGCTCTGTTGGTAGATTCTGATACATGGTTAATCTTGAACCCCGTTGTTGTTTTTCCGTAGGCAACCGGGT